AACACACCAGCAAAATTATCTAAATTTTCAACAATAGTACTAACATGATCATTGACTTCTCCTAGTGTAAATTCTTTAAGATTTTCATTCTTAGGATTTCTTTCTAATGATGTTGGTATCTCATAAAACCCATTGTCGTTTTTTAAAGTTTTAGATTTAGTTTTAATAACTATATCATCATTAAGTGTGAGGGTATTATTAAAATTTATTTGTGCATTATTTTGAATATTAGTTGTAATAGTATAATCAACATTTTCAAATTGTAATTTATTGTTAAGGTAAACTCTTACCCATAAGTCGCTTAATAGTCCGCTATTGTTATATACATCAATTTCAAATCCGATTGTTGTGTTATCAAAAACATACTGTTGAATAACTGGCTGTTCTGATAATGTTGTAACTTTTTTCCAACCACTTATTGTTTCAAATACATTTAGATCACTATACTTTCTTAAAAATCCAATATCTGTATTAACTGTAAAAATATCATTTCCATTAGTATACGTCATAGTATCTTGAAGAATGTCGTAATTAAAAACAATATCTCCTACATTAGAGATACTACGGTAGCTTAAAGGAAATCCTAATTCAGTGTCTGCTGATCCTATTCCTTGCTTATAACTAAACAATTTGTTGCCACTAAATGTTGATGCTTCGTATGTACTAGTATCTGAATAACTTTTTCCATTACTGTCAAAAATATCAAATAACGGCGGTTGATTAGTATTTGTTTTTTGTTGTGTTTCCTGCCAAGATCCGTTTTGGAAATATAGCATTTTACCTTTAAACACATTACCGTTTAGTGCAAGTACAGTTTCATTTTCTTGAGGAATACTATCAGCAACTTCTTTAAGAGTAATTTGGTTGTTAGTTGACTGGCCGCCGGCAAACTTAATTATATCTACTTCAAAAATTCTTCCTTTTACAAGTATGTCAGTATCTGCTGTAAATAAAATACGCATGCCTTTAACAATATTAATTCCGTCAATGTTATATCCTATTCCGCCTTCAATAGTACTAAAAACATCTGTAGTAAAATTATCTATTAAGTCAACATCTTTTTTAATTTTTGTACCAAAATTGTGTAATTTAATATCTGCTTCAAATTCAATAATTGGTCTTTTTGCACGTTGTAGTTGATCTAATTCGGAAGGTTGATTATTTTGTACTGCACTAGTTTCAATTACACTTTTATGAAACCATCTATTATATCTTGCCCAAAGGTTTCCGTCTTTTGCTGAACGATTAATAACCAAATAATCTTTCTTGGTTGGATAACCAATTGCTTTGCCAAACGGCAATCTATCAAAACCTTCAGCATCAAATGCTATTTCAACATCGTCTGTAAAATCCGTTGGAACATTAAGATTAGTTTCAGGTACAAGTTTAATTTTGTCGCCAACACCCTCTACATAAAATGCACCTTCTGCATAAGAAGCTGGTTCGACTTCACCAGTAAAAAACACTTTCATTCCGTTTGATAAAACAACATCGTTACTTGCTTTATAAGTTTTCTTTCCGAGTATTTCCTTTTCAACATCAATAAATGTTGCTTCACTAATGTCTTTAACAACAATAGTTCCGCTTGCTTGTAAATCGTTTGCCGCCATATAATAAAGTATATCCGGTGTGTCAGTTCCAAGTTGTAGTGTGCTTGTACCTTTTTCTAAACCTTGTACACTTACTCCTTCTAAAACGAGTATACTAGAACTATCTAAATCAAATCCTTCATCAAGAGTCTTTTTAGTTTTAATTGTAAACGGTAAATTTGGTGTATCAATATCAAACTTATAAGTTATACCTCTATATAATGTTATTGTAGGATTATTTGTTAATCCGTCTGGACTAAAGATATATGTATTATTATCAGCATTATCGCCAATACGTACTGTATATGTACTTTCAACATCTATTGTATTACCTGGCAACCCAAAACTTTGCGGACCGTTTGGTAACCAATAATATTCTCTAAAATTAGTAAGTTTATCCCAATCAACGTGAGGATCCCAAGCATAGTATTCTTGTTGATTTAATACACTGTGATCGCTTGTGCCTTTGTTAAAACTATCAAGTTGGTTAATATAATCATTATAATCTTTATAAAATGTTACATTGCCTAAATTGTCTTTTACAATACTTGCTGGTTCTAATTGATAATTTTCTCTAGCATCACTTACATCAGATACGTAATTATCTGTAGAGGAAAAAGCCTTTGCTGTTTTTCTTCCTACATAACCGTTTAATTTTTCAACTACACCAGGCTGTATAAGCTGGTCCATTGTACTTGCTAAAAACTTTTTATTCGCAGGAGTTCGATAGTACTTTGGTAAATGACTTGCACTTTGTCTTTTACGATTTTCGTTACCTCCGGGTAACGGTTGGTCTGATTGATCGTTGTTATATGCCATTAGTAGCTAGAGCCTCCGCTTGAATTTGTCGAACTTGTATTAGAACTTGTTATTCCAATATTACCTGTAGTTGTTGCAGTTGTTGTAATTGCGCCTTCTGCTTTAAGACGTGTAGCTGTAACATTGTCTATTATTGCTACGTCAGTTACTGTTGCTCCGCTAATAAATATTTCATCTGATTCTGATTTTATTTCGAAAAGACTTCCGAATGTTTGGTCTATTTGTTTTGGTACAATTACAAAAGTAACAATATTTGGTGCAAGTTGTTGCATCACATATGCTGTTAGTTCTGTAAAATAAAAAGTTTCGCCAAAGTCCCAGTTGTCTAAAGCAAAGAATTCATTTATTGCACTTATTACCCTTGATTTAATTTCGTTATCGTTTATAACAATATCAGGATTTTTTACAATTTTAAAATCTGCTTGGAATTCTGCATCTGCCTTTGTTCCAAATAAAATTTTGTACTTTACTGGATGGTATATAATTTCATCGCTTAACGATTTAATGTTATTCAAGTTTGCACCGTAATTTAAAAATAAATTATCACTACTAGGTGCTAATGGTTTAGTATTTGTAATACCATCTAAGTATTGTCTAAAACTATTATCATATGATCTTGTTAGTAAATAAGAATCAATAATATTACTCACACTAGGATCTATACGTGTACTTTCGTCTGCAGCATGAACATAATGAAATTTAATATTATCTCGACCAATTTGTGCTCTATACTTTTGTGAAATATTTAAGTTACTTGTGGTTTTATCAAGTATTTCAAAAATATTCTCGTCTACATAATAAAATATCTGGCCGTCTGTGTATAATGTAGTAGATCCTAAACTTGCTTTATTTTGAAGAACAACAACATTTAATACACTATTCGGTTTATAGAACCATTCTTCAACGCCGTCAATACTTGTAACCTTTTCAGAAAATATATATTTTTCTAAAGGATTATTTGTCTCATTAACAATAACATCAAACAAATTTGGATCATCAACAACTCCATCATCATCAGCATCAAAAAAACTAACTTGTACTTTTTTACTGTTTACATAACCTTCAGTATCTCTATAATCTTCTACAATTTCCCAATCATAATCAACTGTATAAGGAACCGGATTTGATGTCGGATCTTTTTGGTTAATACTTAACATACTAATTTTATCTTTAATAATTTTACCAGTTCTGTTATTATAAACTTTATCACTATTATCAAAATAGAATCTAACTTCTTCATCACTTTCAAACAAGTATCTAGATCCTCTATATGTAACCGTATACGTTTCGCCGTTTGTTTCAAACAATAACAGCCAACTTGCATCTAATTGCTGGTTAGTATTATCGCCTGCTTTACCAATACTAAATGCACTTGCACTATCTAAATTAGTAGAAGACACTAGTCTCCACTCTCCTAAATTTACATCAAACCTTAAACCAAAAGTTCTATAAGCAAAAATTTGATCTACAAGTTGTGTTTGAACTGATGCTTGTATATCATTAGCAATTCTAGGAATAATTTGAGTAAGTTTTGCGCCTTGTGGAATTATGTCATTTATTAAAACTGGTCCTGTACCATCATCTGCAACCACTGTTCCGTTACCTTCAGTGCTTACAATCTTTGCCCATAAGTAATCAACTGATCCTGGATGGTCGGCTGCGCCGTCCATTATTTTATTATTATCAGTCTTCATAAAATGCTTGCCTGTTGGAGCAATAAATTTAAGTAGTGTTCCTGCTCGCATTAATTTTAATGTACTAGCTGTAAAAGTACCTAATTGCTGTCTAGTACCTGCAGCGTTTGTAAAATAACCAGTATTTTGATTTGCGTCAACTGTACTACTATTCCATACTAGTCCTAAATCGCCTACTAATATTTTTGGAAAATTAGTAAGATAATAATTTTTAATTTTCCTGTTTTCTAAAACTGGTTGTATAACGTTTGCTATTGCACCCTCAATATCCGTTTTAGTAACAAAATCAAATCCGACCTTTGTATCAATAAATTCTCTTGTTAAAATTCCGTCTACGGCAAATAAATTTGTTTTACTATATCTACCAGTTGCATCGACAAGATCTAAATATCTACTAATTCCGCTAGATGTTCTATTAACACTTTTTACTTTAATAATTTCTTGGCTTGATGTAAGCGGAGCAATTTGGTAATCTTCTGCTGTTACCATTCTATTCTGAGTGTAGTAATTAGATGGAGCATTACGCTTAATACTTGCATTTGTTTCGCTAATACTTGCATTGTCTACTGTATACTTTAATTGGAATACTAATGAAAGACTTTCGCTTTTTCCTGATTTGCTTACATATGGAATTTGTATACTAATACCACGCATGTCTTTTGGATCAATTACTATTCTTTGATTTTTACCAGTTCGATAATATACTTTAAAATTTCCCTGCGGTAAATTGCCGAAAGTTCCATCTGAAAATATTAAACTAATTCTATCATTTGCTCTAGTAAGTACACTGAATATATTTCTGATACTTTTACTTAGACTATTATAAACTACATTGTTACCTTCAACTGCTTGAACTTTTGTCCATAGTTCTTGTTCTAGTCCAAAATCATCTACTGAATATAACCAAACATCTGAATTGTTAACATTAGTTGCATCAATTGAAACAACTTGATTAGAGCTTGGTGCATCAACAATAAAAGATCCGCTATCTAATGCGCCTTGTCTAAAGTGACAAAAATATCCACTATTAGTACTACTAGGCCCTTTGCCATCATTGCGATATAGAAATGCAAAATTGTTTCCTGGATACGGAGCTTCTTCTTCTATTGTTCCGTTGTTTACATCAGTGCTTACAATTTCAAATCTACTAGTACTACCACTTATATTTTTGTTAAATCCAAAAACAGGTACTCCGGTATTAGTACTACTAAACCTATATTGCTCTGTCGGAATATTATTTACTGTATCTTTTTTAACTGGTCTGCCTACAGGGTTATTAACTGGAAGAGCTGCATTTAAAACTTTTGTAAATTGTTCTTGCCAATTAGCATTACTAGGATCATTCCATATAATTGTTTGATTTTCTAAATTGATTGCATTACTATCTCTAACACTTTCAGTTGTACTAACACTTTCAATTTTAAGTAATCCGTTAGCTGACTGATTACGCTTTGGATTATAAGACAGTGTACGTGCAAGACGGAGAACACTTTCTCTACGCTCTGCAAGTTCTAAGAAGTTTTCACGTGCATTTAAGTCTGTACGGAAAGCAATATTTTGACCAAGGAAAGCAATCATGTCAATTAATGCAAGGTATTCCGAACTTTCAATATAATCGTTAAAATCTTCAGGATAATTTTGACGTAGATAATTTATCATTGTTCTACGCAAGTTGTCAAAGTCATAAGATTTGAAATCAGCGTTTCTATAACTTTGGTAGATACGCTTCCAATCTTCTGCTACTAGTAATCTATTTTGTCTATCAGTTGAGGACATATTTGGCTTTCCTTTATTATACAGTATTTATCAGTATTGATTAACTACGTATATTATTAGGTATTAAGAAATCCGTTATTTTGATCAAAAGTTAGACGCATATTTTCAACAATATTATAAGTTAAAAATAGTATTTCTGCTTCAATCTGTAGTCCACTTTCGTATTCATCTACAGTAACTGAATTTACATTTATTCTTGGATCGTAATTAATGATTTCTGTTACATTATCAATAATAATTTGCTTTAACTGTTGAGTTAGTGGTTCGTGTAAAACGTCCCAAATAATTGTTCCAAAGTTTGGGTTAGATAATAATTCACCCTGTCTTATATGGAAATGATTGATAATATCTTGTTTAATAAGACTAAAGTCATATAAATTAAATCCGTTTTGATCAGGATCAGTTGTACTAAATCCTTTGTAAGTTTTTGATCCTATACCATAGTCAGGCTTCTTGTTGGATTTAACATTTATATCTTGGTAAAGTCTTTTTTCTTGCGTACTCATATTTTATTTTCCTAGGTTTGTGTGCCGTTAGCAGCATCATACTCTGCCTCAAATGCTGCTGTTTCTGCATCTAGTTGGGCTTGTTGGTCTGCGGTTATAGGCGCAGGTGTTGTGTTGGTTCTATCAGGTTTATATTCTGGTCCGCCTTTTATAACATCTTTACCAGTTACTGGATCTACAGCAATACGCTTCTTTTCGGTATAACTAAAGCCGTCAGCATCTACACCCGTTACTTCTTCAAATCTAGCTGTTACTTTTCCTTGATCATTCTTTGAATATCCTGTAATTTTAGGTGCAGACGCTTCAGGAATTACATTTCCATCATTACCTACTAATACAGCTTTACCGCCAGAAGTAATTGTTTCGGTTGTAGTTGTTGATGTTGTAGATGTTTTAGTGCCGTCATCTGATACAGTAGTTGTAGTTTCTGTCTGCGGCACACCGTTTTGATTTACTAGTGTAGCATTTTTGTTTTTAGCGGCGGCTTCTTCGTTTGCTCTATCTTCGTTTGGATTGCCGCTTGCAGCTGGAACCTGACATTGTTTGAATGTGTCTTCAGGATTTTTCTCTTTATTTTTGTCATCACTAGTAGCGTTTGCTTTACCTTCTTCCACCTTTTTAGGATCGTTGTCTGTTTTTTCAGGAGTATGTTCTAAAGGATTTTTATTTTCTTGACCTGACCAAGATCCTCGCTTAGGTACTCTACCTGGAATCGGTGCAGCTCCTGCTTCTGCCGCAGCAGGGCCATTCATATCAATTCTACCAGCTGTTTCTTTATGTGCTGCAGATTTAATATTACTTGAACCAGCACATGTAAGCATGCCGTCTGCTCCTACTTTTACTGTCCAATTAGCTGATGTTTCCATTGCCATTTGATTGCCCGCTTTTATATTAATATTTTGTCCTGCTTCTAAATTAATATTTCTATCTGCTTTAAAATTAAAGTCATTTTCAGTATGAATACTAATACTATCTTTTGCATAAATGTCAATTTTTCCGTTAGCTGTCATTTCAATCCAACTATCACCACTGCCATGTGCTATGTAAATTAAATCCTCTGCATTGTGTAATAGTATT